TCTAGATCTCCTCTAAAGCCTTGGAGGATGGAGTTTCGGTTAGGCACATGACGTCTTGGCCAAGTAAGATTTTGGTCATACTTAGTCGGTGCGCCTATCCAAAACTGTCTGTTAAGAATATCAGTAGCCCAAAATAGGGCAGACTTTCGGGTGTCCTCATCACCTGTGCGCCACTCTGTATTATTAAGCCTGCGAGCATGATACTCGTCAGCTTCGTCTAGTGACACAAAACAGTTATAAGTAGATGAGTTAGTTGCGTACTCAATAATATCGGGTACAGTGTAATTACAATCACTCATAGGACACCTCTTGTTTTGTTATTTAATATTAGTCTAAAGTACCACGTACTAGACCTAATTCGGAGAAGTGAGCCAAACCAGCGTACCACTTAACACGAGTGATCTCAGCGTCAACGTCTTCACGTGCACCGATCTTCTGAACCTGCATACCAGCAGCGTTCTGAGCAGTTAGACCACAGATACCGTGAGATAGAGAACCGTCGTCAACAGTACCAACGTAAACGTGAGTGCTGTTACCACCGTCACCACCAGCAACGCCAGCTAGACCGCTGTTGCCGATGAAGTCGTTGCGGTACATTGGGATACCACGATAAGATTGAACTTGCATAACGCCACCAGAAGACATTTTAACGTCCATCATGTCGAAGCCAGTACCAACTCCACGGAAAGCAGAAGTGATCTTACGCATAGCGGCAGAGTTCATCATCATGTAGTCAACCATGCCATCTTTGTCGTGTACGCGGTCAACCAATTCGTCCAAGTAAGTCAATACGTTGTCGCCATTGATTTGAGCGTCAGAACCTTGGCTGTAGTTGTTAGCGATGTCTTGGTCAGCACTTACTAGAGTAGCAAGACCGTCAAAGCCGATGTTACCGTGAACTACGCGAGCAGCTTCGTTGTATACAGCTACGCCAGCAGCAGTTAGAGTGCTGGTGAAAGTGCCAGCAGCGATAGAACCAGTAGTAGTTCCGCCGAATGGACCAGCGTGTACTTTGCCGTCGATTACTAGAGCAGAGATACCAGCAGATGCAGTTAGAGCAACGTCGAAGTCAGCTTCTAAGTTAGCGCGAGTAACGTCAACTAGAGAACCAGTGCTACCACGACGGTACTGAGCACCATGGTTGCCACGTACAGCAGCTTGATAGATAACTTCGATGAAGTCAGCAGCTGATGGCAAAGAGTCAGTAGCAGCAACAGGTAGAGTAGGAGTACCAGAAAGGATGATACCGAACTGTGGACCAGAAACAGAAGCGCCTTGCTGACCGTTGATCAACAAGTTCATGTATGCACGGCCAATACCTTTTGCTTTAGCAGCAACTTGTACAGCAGTAGCGTCGTTGTAGTCAGAACCAACAGCTTGGATCAAGCCGTTTACTTGAGCGTCGCCGATCAAAGTAGTAAGTTCAGTGTTGTGACGAGTGAAACGCTGCTGATCTTTGTTGATGTTGCTAGCGCCAGTACGTAGTACGTTTACTAGAGACTGTTGGTCAACACCAGCTTCTTCACGGTTGTAAGCCAAAGCGTTACCTTGGATTCCTTTGAAAGGAAGAGCTTGGTAGAACTGGTTTACAGTAGTTACAGAATCGATGATGCCTTTGATTAGCATGTCGTTAGTTAGGTCGCGTTGTGCGCCTAGAGTTAAGCCTTGAATAGCCATAATATTAAATTCTCTTTTTAGAGTGAATAAATGAATGAAGTTCCAGAGGAACTATTGCTTATTGTTTTAAAGCTGCCTGACCTTCAGACAGTTCGTATCCCCTGGATACTTATCGTAGTGCAGCTAGGCCAGCCAAGATAGCATCTGTACCAGATGACTCAGCAGGAGCTGGAGCTACGTTACTAGTAGGCGCAGGTGTACCAGCACCACCAGACTGTTCGAATAGATGTGGAGCAGATTCCATTAAGTTAGTCATCCAACCACGAATAGTTAAAGGACTAACCGCATCGTCTGCGTACATCTTGAGACCAGATTGGTCATATGCTACAGCAACACCATCTTCGGCACGGAACATCGCTCTGCCTCGAGACAATACGTCTTCGATAGCAGTAGCGCGTACGCTCATGTCTGCAGCCATTCTAGTTATCTCGTTATCAACGAGCATAGTATTCAATTGAGTGTCATACTTCATAAGTTCTGCAGAAAGACTATCAACAGTCTCTCCGTACTCACCACGTATGGCTTCAATTTCTCTTGCTTTTGCTTCAAGAATTTCATTAGCACGTTGGGCGATTAATTCATCAACCTTGCCTGCTTCAATCATTTCTTTCTTAGCCATTGCTTCTTTTTCGCTCTGGAAGGATTTCCATTCTTCCAGATCTATGCCAGAATACCGTGATTCTAACGCTTCCATTTGAGCTTTCATATCGGCCATAGCCTGTTCTGATGCACTCATCTTTCCTTGATATTCTTCTAGTTCCTTACGAAGCCCGACATTGTTCTCACGAAATTCGTCTAGGCGACTCTTAGATACTAAACCCTCTACTTGACCGAGAGTATAAGTTCCGTCTTCAGTTTTAGTGTATACTGCTTCCATCCCTGATGGAATATCTTCTATGTTTTGATATGTTTGTTGTAAAGCCATTGTGACCTCCATTATTACCCCGTAATGGGGAGGTATTATTTAGATTTAGGAACTGTTCCGTTATCTTGATAGGTTTTGAGAACTTGTTGTGGTGTACGCAATCTCCCTTTTTGAGTTACGAACCTACTAAAGCTCACCTTTCCTTGAGTCCATAGTCCATACGCAGAACCTAATACTGACTTCTGATAATCTTTCGATTGAGTCTTCAGCCAGTTATCAGCACTAAGTTTCTTTCGATCAAGATCTTTACCTAGTGTTTCCAGTCTGTCCTTTGGAACCTGATTCAAGATATCTTGTCTCAGTTCCTCTTTTGTTTTCAACACAGGAAGCAAAGTACTCCGACAGTTGAAATGTAGTGGGGGTTTACGAAATTCGTGTCCACCCTTTACGTTACGATAACCCTCAGGAGTTATCTCCCACCTGCTTTGGTGATAAGCCATACAAGTGGGCGTAGTTCTGTTATCAAGATGTGAAAGGAATTCTACTCCTTTTATCACATCTGTGTTCTTTTGATATGTTTCTTCTCTGACCTGATTGGCCACAGAGTGTATTCCTGTTCTCGCTAAGGTGTTAGCATTCTGTTTCGTGATGTTCATAATACCATCTCGGAAACCATTTGCTCTAGTACCTCGTATGCGACTTACTGCAGTAGCTAAGTCCTCATTCTGTTGCCAAGCCATATTCATGGCGTCTCTGGCTCTCTCTTGAGTCTTACGAGTGTGTCTAGCCCATACTTCATTTTGGGGAGCACCTTGTATAGAGATTTCATTAGCGATAGCACTAAGCCTTTTCTTATCCAACTTGCCAGTAGTTATTTGTACAGTACCAGTACCAGCCATAGCCTTGTTGATAGAACCAAGAGCAAACTCACTCTCTAGTTCAGCAACGTCAACCAGACCTTTCTTCACTGCCTGTACAATCACCACTCCTGACGCTGCTATGGCGTCTCTCATAGCTTTCTGTAGCTTGTTGAACGCCTTTCGTCTTTGTCGTTGGTTTTTAGGTTTTGTGTAGTCGTACTTAATAGCTAATTGCTCCAACTCCTTGGACAAATCGTTATAGACCTTAGACATATCTCTGTCTTGTCTATTTGCTATCCGTTGGAGATCTAGAGAATGTTTTGATATTTGATCTAACAGATCATCAGTTACATTCTTAGCCATGAGACCTCCTATTTAGTATTTCTATAGAATCCTTTCACAATCGTACCATCAGCACGAACATAAGCTCTGACCCAAGTCTTCCCTTTCTCCATACCTTGTTGAGCCTTGAATTCATTTACTTCATTCAAGACTTTGGTATAAGAGTCAACTCTTTCTTGAGCTAGATTTCTGTTGTCATAGACCAAGACGAGCTTGTTCTGCAACACAGCACTAGGCTTATTGTTCTTAGCGATATACTGCTCATGCTCAGCCTTGAGTTTCTTCAGCTCTACATTCTTTTGCTTTAATCGTTTCTGATTGTCAGCAATAGATCTAGTAGCTATAGCCATCATTCTGTCTGCACGAGCATCGTTCAACTTAGGTTTGCGAGGACGAAGAAAGTCATTCATCAAATAATCAAATACTTTATTCATTACTCGTCTCCTTCGTCGTCACCTTCATCATAAGAGAAGTCCATGTTCTCCATGTCTCCCTCAATCAACGCCATCTCTTCTTCTACAGTACGGCTCATTGGTAGTCTTTCACCTTGATCTAGGTTCCACAGTAGAGAGTCAAGAGACATAGCGCCAGCTTGGTAAGCAGCAACAAGTGCAGTTACGTCAGCAGCAGGAAGTGTAGCGTCTATGTAATCTTCGTTCAAGTGAACTTGTAGATCTTCGACTGGCTTGCCCTCCCAGTATGACACCATCTTAAGTAGACGAGTGATACCACGACTCATGCTCTTAGCGATATTGCGTAAGGCAGCAACTTCACCTGATACGTTGATCTTGGCTACTTCAGCAGAAGTGCTCTGATCCATAGTACCGCCAGACAACATGCGTGCACCTAGGGAAGACGTCAGCTTCTCTTTGTGCTTCATAGAATCTAGGATAGCTTTCAGGCCTGTACCAGTGAACTCAAGGAATCCAGCTTTAGAGCTAGGATCTGGTAAAGCGATAGCTGCACCTGAACCCAGAGAGATCTGAGTGCCTCGGTCATTCAGACCAGAGAACCATGGTGTAGGTAACGCAGTCCAGTGTAGACCATGTTCGTAGTCGGCACTGTTACGGTAGTGAGACAGGTTGACATCAACCAAGTCGATTAGTGGTGGCTTAGGTACTTCCAGTGGGCTGCCCTCTGATACGATAGGCACTACTGGTAGGAAGCCAAGAGCCTTACCACGATTATGTACATTATAAGTTTGAGTGATTTCGTAGTTAGC